GCAGTTTTACTTCTTGCCCGGGAAGTGCACCCAACGTTTTGTTCATCGCGAACAGGGTCTTGTTGGCTATACCCCATCATGTAGAGCGCTTACTTAAAAACGCCTGCACCAGCTGCTTCAAAAGCAGCAGCTACCATTGCTCGGCTAGGGGTACCGAGGCGATAGACAGTCTTACCTGTCTTGGTAACATTCGTATAAACAGGATAACCTGCTGAACGAAGCTCGTTGATTCGAGCACCAACGGATTGAATCCCAAACATCTTACGAGCCTGAGTTTCGGTTAGGGTAGCACCAGAAGAAAGGAAGTTAAGAACCTTTGCTGCCTGATTTACTTTTACAGTCTTAGTTGACATATTTGTCTCCATATTTAATTACAAAATCCCTCAACTAGTTTTACGTCTACTAGTCTTGGGAACTCCACGATTAATGACTCGGAGAAACGCATCTTTAGTATCAGCACTTGCCTCTTTGTAGATAGCAAGAGCAAACTTTGATGCGTCTTTCTTTGTCATTGAAAAGGGCAACTCAACAAAATCAATTCCTGAATTATCCCTTAACCTCTTTACACTAGTTACTACGTCATTTGAAAAACGAGCTTTTGTAGTCCCGTTTGGCATGACAGAGTAACCTGCGAATTTGTATAATCTTTTATCCATAACCGCTATTATATAACCTTTCTAATTAAATGTCAAGCATTTTTTCAGATTTTTTTCAATACTCATACATTGACACCTGGCCAATCTTGAGGAATATACTTAAACTTTTCAAACTGCCTACGAGTGCGAACAAGCTTCAATTTATTACTAGGGCTGATACGAACTTCCATACCGTGCTTTGGCTTATAGGCAATAATCTTATCGCCGTCCACAAGGTAAGTATGATTAGGTTGAATATCGCCTACCCATTGGGTAACTTCTTTTAATACTTGCATTATGCCACCATAGCTGAGAATTGCTCAGGACTTACCCAGCCTTGAGCTGTTTTGTACTCACACTTATAGTCTGAGCGTTCTGATTGTGAAAGAGGAATCCATGACTCACTTTTAGCGAGAATTTCACGACGCATGTAACCATACTCGTCATTGTTGGTGAGGCGCTGGCAAACCCAACGATCCATCTTCCAAACAAACTCGGTTACAGAGTCCCAATCCTCGCACTCCTTAGCAGAGTCCTCAAGGATCTCCCAGGAGATGATGTACTCCTCAGAAGCCTCGTTACGATACTCGATAAGATCGGTGAGAGTAGGAATACCCTCCTTAGCAATCTTGTTCATTTGAGCATTCGTGATGTCACGAACAACATAGGTGGATCCACCCTTGAACTTCCAGTACTGAGGGCACTCACCCTTGCCGTCCCAATCATGGGCGCCATAGTTTTCTTTGTATTGGGTCCAAATAACGAGTTTCATAACAATAAGCCTCACTTCTCATTCTTTATGCGTACATTATAGCACCTATTTCAGTAAATGTCAAGCCTTTTTTTAACTTTTTTCAACTTTTTTTTACTATAGGTATCAATAACTTATAAGGCACATTATAGCACCAAAAAGAGTATTTGTCAAGCCTAAATTAATCTATAGAAATCAATGACTTACAGGCTCTGTCAGACGCTAGCAGCGCCTCTGTCTCACACGCTATTTTAGGCTATCCTAGGGTATATCTATGGTATTTTTCGTGTAGCTCGTACTTCTCTGACGTTTCGTGTATCAAGTCCAGTACTCTACTGTATCTGTGATTCTGCTCTGCTTTAACATAATTGGTTGAAGTACTGTATAAATCCTCATACCACGTGATAGTTTTCCAGTTGATGTAACAGTACTCTATTATGATATTCGTATACTTACCAAAGCGATCAATCATGTTAGGTAGCATCCATGAGAACACTGCGTCGGCATCATCTCTCTGCTCTACCGTATCAACAATAAAGTTGAACCAGGACTTAACCATATTGTGAAAGTCTCTTCTTAACAGAAAATAGTCTGCAAAAGGAAGTAATGTTATTGGTGAATGAATGTTTGATTGAATAACATACTGCTCATGATTAGAAAGAGCTTTCATAAAGGCATGAGGTGTTCTAACAGGTTGGCAATTTGGTATTTCGTGATGTTTGTTCTTATGTTCAGCCAAACTTACAAATTTGTGATCATAACTTGTAGTATGATCAAAGCACAACTCCCCAAAATACTCTAAATTGTGCTCCTTTGCTAAGTCCATACAGAACTTAGTACCACCGCTCCTGGGTAATGTAATTACAATCATTGCTGAACATGACTTATCATAGTATCGGTAATATAATCTTCTTCTTTTCCAGTTTTCCAATACTTGTTAAAGTCTAATAGCATCTCTCCAAAAGGACCTTGTTTGTATTCATTTAACAAACCCACGTTTTCAGAATACAAAACTTTTCTATTGTGTTGTGCAATTTCAAAACATTTATCTCGAACCTTTTTGTACTCGTCAGCGGAAAGATTATCGAGCCTTTCAATTTCTTTAGCAATAGCTCTTCTTCTTTCATCATTATCCTCAATGCTGTCGTAATCTTCATTTATATAAGGATGAAATGTTTTATACCCAAGTGTTCGAATCTCTTTAATAAAGTATGGTGTGGTGTATGCTAAAAATGGGCGTCCGGCTGCAATACACTTATATGTTTTCTCTGTCAAGAACGCTGGCGAAAATTCCTCTACGGAAACTTTACCTTTATAGCCCATAAAGTTATTAAAAGGATCGTAATGTGACTCTACAATAATATGAAAGTCTGCATCTATAAGAGCGTCCATAATAACATTAGTCCACTTGTTTAAAGATTCTCGTCTAGTATGCTCGATAGTATGGGGAATTTTATCAATCCATTCTTTCGTTTTATCATTATACAAATCAAAATCTTTAGCATGTTGTATGATTTCTTCTTGTGTAAATACCTTTACTCTATCTTCAGGTTTTAATACATGATTGTGTTCAATCATAACATAAGGATTGAAATTATGAAAGGTAAGATTAAAATTGTCAGTCACTTCTCGCATAACAAGTTCTAAAAGTAATGCAAGTCTATGTTCATTATAGTTTCTGCTAAACACACTAAACTTTTTACTTGTAGTGTGTTTAAAATCAATATTTCTTACTCTTGTTTGAAGCGGGGAGTACACATGATATGTAATTTCATCTCCCATTTTTGATCTTGCAAATCTTCTAAACAAATCGTCTTTCATAATCATATGAACTTTGTTTAGAGGAATTCTTTTCTCTTGAAGAACTTGATTAAAAGTTTTTGTATCATGAAGATTAAAATAATCGTCTGGGTAAAAGATCAATAGTTTTGTATCATTATCTCCTCTTAGATGTGAGACAACTTTAGGTGAAAGAAGATCTTCTAATTTATATTGTCTTACTGCAAGGTCTAATCTATCATAAAGATAAATTGCTTTGTCGTTATAGATACCTTCATTTATAGGACGAATATATCCTTTAATGTAATTATCATAAGGTAGTTTTGTATCACTATAAACATTATTTACATAACCAAGTGCGCCCATTTTATCTCCTACTTGCTATATCATATGGCTCTTGAGCTTCTTTATCGTACCAATACAAGCTTCTATGCGGACGATCGTTTTGTTTATACTGCGCGTCGCTGTAATAATAGAATAGCCTAAACGTCGTCCTATGCACATCAGCAGGACAACTAATTGGCTTGGGGTATCCGTGAAATCCTCTCGGACTGTAATCCCATATAATTACGCTATTATGTATACAAGGAAATTCCTTGACTGGTTTTTCCTTCATGTTGTCCCAAAACTCTAAAGCTCCATTCCACTCTGGTTCCCAATCGGGTGTAAGGTAAACAATTAGTGAAGCGGCTCTGTGAAGTTTTAGTTTATCTTGCCAGTTAAAATCTGAATGTACTTGTAAGGAATCTCCGTTATAACTTTTAGAGTAGCCTGCCCCTACAAGATATGGATCTCCCATAATACCATCCATGCCTGTTAACGTGGAGATCCATTCAAGCCCTAAACTGCTGTGCATCTCATTTACAAATTGAGAAGCAACTGGTAGATGCTCTAGGACTTTACACTCTTTCATATGGCTACCTTTTCTATCAAAAGTAGTCCACAAAGAATCATCGGCTGTACATGCTTCCTTGTACATAGCAGCCGCTAAGTCTTTTGATAAAAAATCATTCAAATATACATGAGGTACCGGCATCTCTGTTGAGTACTCATCATGTAAGCGTCCGGCATCGTGCCTTCTTCTTATATCTTTAATTATATCCATAATTACCTATTTACTTTTTAGTAAATGCCTGTGCACCAAAAAATGCTGCTACAATACCAGCAACTGCGACAAAGTAAGTTGGTGCCATGTCGCCTAATGTTTCTTGCGCCTGTTCTAATCCTGCTAATGATGCAATTACCACAGCAAAAGGATAAAGTAACATGCCAAATAGTGCGAACCATGCCATGCTTCTCTGAGAGTCTCGCATTGCATCTTGGTCCTCAAGCTCCTTCCTCTTGAACTCCATATACATTTTATGTTCTTCGGCGTCGACTTTGCCGTCGCCATTGCTATCAGCAGGATGGAAATTAGACGAAGATTTCTTTTCTTCTTCTGACATAATTAGCCCTCCTATTGAAGTCTAATTATTTATAACTATAAGGTTTCATGTGATTGATAAAATCTTCCTTAGTCCAGTCTGTTCTTGTCATTTTTCCAAAAGGAATGTAACCAACAGCTAATTTAGGATTGTGTAAGGCATAAGGCATTTTATCTTTCATCTTTTTATATGTTTCCCGAGCTTTTTCCCACCAGGCTTTTTCTTGCTCATCTGTCACATCATCACCTAACCAAACAAAGAAATCTGATCTAGCCCAATACTGTGGCACAATTTGATTTGCTGGTATATGTATGTCTCCACTTTGTACAATTTCTGCAAAATGCTTTCCTACATGAGTATAACCCATATAAAGATGTCCAAACTTTCTTTTAATTGTAAATCTTTCATAAGCATGTTCTGGGAGACGATATGTTGTTTGTCCATTAATGTACCCCCACCTGTCAGGTTGTCCTGCTCTTGCAAGTTCTAGTTTATGAATTGCATCATTCATTGTAGACAATTTTTTCTTACGTTCACCGTCTGCTTGATCATGCCACTGAACAAAGTTTGCATGTAGATGATTCATAAGTCCATCATCTAATGTCATGTTAGTCTGTATGTCTAATTCTAAACGAAGCGAATCAATTTCTTCTTTTAGAGCGATTGGATCTAAATCAAACCAAAAGAATTCATTTTCTGGTTTAACATCTTTTTCTACAAAGGCACCATGCCTAAGTGAAAATTCATCATCGTAGATATCAAAATCTACTTCATTAAAAGTTAATTTCATCGTACTTGCCAGCTCCAAATCTGCCTTTATCAAATACAGGTCCTTGATCTTCATCTTCACCTGTATCCTGTAATCCCGCTTGTGGGTCTTCAATATCGTATAGTTTCATTCTAGCCCTATCAACACCCACCATAAAGCGCTTGTTTCTTGTCGGATCACTGTAACGGTTCTTTAATTGTTTAACCATTACTTGTCCAAGTTTTTCTATGTCCTCAGTACTTATAAGAGCAAACATCAAGTCTGCTGTAGCAGGCAAACCAAACGACTCCGAAGTATCTGTAAGTTCTACATCGCTGCTGTTGTAACCGCCTCTTGTTGTTTGTGTAGCTGTAACAAGAGGTACATCAAACTCTACAGCGAGGCCTCTAAGTTCTTCTGCGATTGCCTTAATAATTGTGTAACTATTCGCTGACGTACCTGCCCTATATCTACTAGAGCTGCAAATGTTAAGATAGTCCACAAAAATAATATCCGGACTAAAATTTCTCTTGAGTCTAAGTTCATTTAATAGAGCCTTAAAGTGTCCAGCATTAGCAGACGCTGTCGGATATTCCTTAATAATAAGTCTGCCGTTAATTTTTTCGTTTAGTTTTTTAATCCTATCATCAAACATTGTCTTAGGAAGTTCCTTCAACTGCTGTATTGGAATGTTCATAAGATTAGCATCAATACGTTCAGCAATTCTTTCTTCAGACATCTCTAATGTTATGTATAAGACATTTTTACCCTGTGAGATACAATTACCTGCCATGTGGCACATAAACAAAGACTTACCAACACCAGTGCCTGCAAGAGCTACGTTTAGTGTTTTGTTTACTAAACCTCCTTCTGTAATCTCATTAAACATTTCTAGATCAAAAGGAAGTTTTTCTTCTAGTCGATGGTAAAACTCAAATCGAGATTCAGCATCATTAATATAGTCGTGTCCTATGTTAGTGTCGAACCCAACCGCAAGAGCATCGGATAAGATAGAAGGAAGCGCAGATGTAGGTTTGTTTTTGTCCTTGCCATCAATAATACTAATGCTTTCCATAACAGCAAGATAAAGAGCTTTATCTTTACAAAACTTTTCTGTCTCATTAAGTAACCATTCTCTGTTTGTGTCTTCTGTATTTAAATTTTTAAGTACACCTTCTATCTCAGCTAGTTCTGCCTCGCTTACTTTCCTGTCTTCCTGTACAGCAATAACTAAAGCATTTGTATCGGGAGTAGAATTGTATTTAACAACGTGCTGTTCAATTTTTTCAAAAAGGATTTTTTCACCAGGATTAAAGAAGTACTCCGCCTTAAGAAAAGGAATAACTTTTCTTGTATACTCCTCGTCCTTACAAAGTTCTGCTAAAATAATTCTTTCAATCATTACAATAAATCCTTAGTGTATTCTCCATAAATTTCACTGATACAGTTTTCACACAAATACAGTTCTTCTGTATCTGTGTGGAAACAAATTGCTTTATCGCCTTGCCAAATAGTTATTTGGCATCTATCACAGGTGCCCTCAGGCTTCTTCGTATGCTTTTTCGATGTCTTCTTCAGAAACTTCATCTCTAAAAATACCTGCCTCACTAGAAATTAAATACCTATTTTCAATCCATTTACTGAATGTTTCATCTTTCAAAATAGGCAACCAAAAATCTTTGGTGTAAGTGTCGCTGGCTCTAACTTTAGGATCAACTGCTTCACCTGTAGACATATCTACTCTCTGATACCAACCATTAGAAGGTTTAATTACATGTCCGGATTCTATTGCAATGTCTAACAAACCAGACCACTTACTAATGCCACCCTCAAAGGAAACTTCAACAGGGATTTTAGACTTCTCTCTTACATAGCGAGACTTTTCAACATTAATAATAAAATTATAACCTGTTAGGTCCTTACCTGTTTTTTCTTGTTGCCTACCAATAATGTAAATGTTGTCGGCACTGTAGTAAATACCTGTACCACCAGACACAACATCTTTCGGAAACAAACCAATCTCTTTATATGTATGGTTAACAACAACTGCAGGAATGTCTTTAATAGTTAAGTGAGGCGTAATCATTCTAAACAACGACTTCAATCCTTTAGCCCTTGTCATGTCTGCTACACTCTTACCTTCTAGAGCGTCCTCTACCTCTTTCTTACTTGCTAAGTTACCAACAGAGTCAACAATAATCATCACATGATCGCCTCTCTCAATACCATTTAGCTGAGACATACTATCATGTTTTAACTGTTCAATGTCAGTAATAGGTGTATGTACAACTCTATCAGTATCAATACCAAAACTATTAAAATAGCTCTGAGGAGCACCAAACTCCGAGTCATAAAACAAAACAACACCATCATCATATTTGTCTAGATATGCCTTTGCCAACATCATAGCAAAAGCAGTTTTAAAGTGCTTACTAGGACCTGCAAAAACAGTTAGTCCAGGTGTAAGTCCCCCATCAAGTCTACCACTCAACGCAACGTTAAGTGCAGGAACAGGTGTCTGAATCAAGTCTTTAGAAGTAAAAAACTTAGACTGTGTCAGGATTTCCGATTCTTTAATTGTAGAATTCTTTTTTAGTTTATCAATCAAACTCATAATATTTCTCCTTACTGGAAATGTGCATGTGCCGAGTCTAACATGGTTCCAATTTCTTTTACTTTACGAATCATATTAACCTTAACAGCATCTTCCATTATATTGTAATCATTATAACATAGAGTACTCATGTGTGTCAAGTCTTTTGGCAAACATTTTCCTCCGAAACCTACTTTGCCGTCTGGACCAGGTACCTGCCAATGTGTACCTCCAATTACTTTGTCGCGACTAAGCATTCCTTGCAACACATCATAACTAACATCTAATCTGTCACAAATTTCTTTAAACTCGTTTGCTAATGCTACTCTCATAGCTAAAGCAGTATTACGAGCCATTTTAAACATGGAAGCCTGTTTGGCACTCACAAAGATTGTATATCCTTTTCCTAGCGTGCAAGTTTTCGTGTATAGTGGCTCACACCAAACATGTTCACCGCCAAGAATAATAGGCAAGTTTGTATCGTCTACATCTTCCTTCCAATGTTTCTCTCTTAAAAACTCCGGCATAATAATTGCTTCTGGAAATTGTTCTACTTGATCAGGACCAATAGTACTTCTAACGACAGTACGCCCTTTATCTTTCCATTCCTCATATACTGTTTTAAGAGTTTCAATATTTAATTTTTTAGTTCCACTATCTAAATCAGTCGGTACGCACAAAAATATATAATCATACACTTGGTGTTTATTATTATACCCCTGTGCTGGATCATGAATATCTAGTTCAACATTAGAGTCTTTAAAAAGATACTCTGTTGCCTTACCTACAAATCCATATCCTACAATTAATAATCTCATTTATTTTTTCCTGTATATTGGCATGTTAACTGTATGCCTGTCTTTATCGCCTGTCCAAAATCTATGATAAGTTGGGTTATCGGTGGTATTGTTATACCAAGCCAAAAGACGATTATGTTTATATGGAATAGTTTTAGTCCATCCATCTTTATTTTTCATCTCATATTGACCGCACTTCATATCCCCTAAGTATAATATAATTTGGTATCGTTTGTCAAGCCCATCTATGTGCCAATCTCTAATTAATTCTGTTTCTGTTGATGCAACATGTACGTTTAAATTCCATTCATCAGTATAAACGTTTACCAAATCCTTATTAAATATACCTGACAACAAAACATTCATCTTGTACAGGCTGTTCATATTCTGATTCTTTAGTTCATCCCAGAGCTCTGTTTTTTCAAGAAATGTATCTGAGAGTTCTTTGGCAATGTCATCAGGCAAACAGTTATCAATTACAATGTGCGGCCAAGGACTTTCAAAGTAAGTGTATTTGTTTTGAAAAAGAAATAAATTCATAATTTTAATGCTACTACAAACAATATTAACAACAAAAGAAGATTAGTAAAAAACAATTCTATTGCAAGTATTGTATGGTACCAAACCCAACGTGCTTGATAAACTTTATTTACTTCACCTTCTTGTGGAAGTTTTTCTACTATCGCCTTATCGAGAGGATTTTCTTCCACCGGACGCTCAAACCACGCAATAATGCGTGCTACTAATCTATCCCACCAACTCATGAGAACAGATCTTCTAATGTTGCTTGAGGTTCTGTATTCCAACCCATAGTTTTAACAATAGTATCCATAGGTTCTAAAAATGCCTTTTGGAACATTGTGTCATAATCTATATATTTGTGTACGCCAAACTCTTTCGGCAAAGTTCCAATAAATGCCATACAGTTCTCCTTAACTACATTGGGCTCCTTGAGATACAAAAATTTAATCTTATCGCCCTCTTTAATGTCCTCATACTTATGTTCAACTTTGTTCTCTTTTAAATAATAATTGTACAGTAAACTACCTCGAACATGAATAGGTGTTCCCTTTTCATAAATGTGAGAAGCACTTCTATACTTTGCTAAGTTATTACAACCACGAGGGAAGGCAATCTCTTCAGGGCTCTTGTTGTTAAACTCCGCCTTTGTGGCATCTACAAACTTGTGCAAAGCATTTTCATCTTGTGTAAGACAGATACGAACTGCTTCTTTTAGACTGTCTCGAACACAACCAGGAGTAGAGGAACGAACAATTTCTAAACCCATAACCTTTAGTTTAGGTTCCTTATAACGAACACCTTCGTTGTCGTAAACATTCATAGCGTATCGTTTTTTAGCAACCCAGATACAATTATCGGCGATCGCCTCACGCTTAAAGAACAATTTATGTTCAAAAGCATTTGTGTAGTCAGCTAGATTACGCATTGCCTTATCAATACAAGGCTCTATCTGCTCACTACCAATCTTATCTAAAATGTCAATAATTTTTTCTTTAGGCTTGTCTGCAAAAAACTTATCTACAAGAGGCTTTAGAGTAATGTAACATGAGTCTGTGTCAGAATAAAAACTGTACATTTTATTTTCAGTATCACACACCTTGTTTATAAACGTATCAAGTGCAGCAGCAGTTTGCCTAATAATATATTGTCCAGTCAGGGTAATGCCTTCTGCAATTCGATCGTCATAATAACGAAAGTATTCGTTAGCCATTGCACCATATAAACTGTTTAGTTGAATCTTACGAGCCATCTGGAAGTTATTAAATTTAGATATATCCTTCTGATACTTCTTGTCTCCAGTTTCCTCATATTTGTTCTGAGCGTCAATCATTAGACGCTTATACTTTTGTCTGTCATCAAAAAACTTACTAACAATTTCAGGAAAGTAACCCATTCGTGTTCGTGTAAAACAATAACCATTCGCAGTCATTGCATAGTCATCTTTCTTCAAATCAGATAGATCGTTTTTTCTATCTAACAAACTATCAACAGTCACATCATAAGTATTACCTGGCACAAGAGTTTCAGGAGACATATTGTACTGCATAATAATAGAAGGATAAAGTGAGGTAGCGTCAAAAGATGCAACCCACTCGTATTGTCCTGCAATAGGCTCTTGTACAAAAGCACCAGCAATAGTTCTTGCTGGACGTTCCGGGCGCTGGTGTATTACAACATTTTGATCAATCAAATGATTGTACAACAAACAATCCCAAGTCCTAACAGAAGAAAAAACATCTTGATAATTACACTTAGCATCGTATGCCATAGTTAGACAAAGTTCAATCAACTTCATCTTGTCCTCTAGTTCATCAACAAGGACGGTGTCAATAATGTTATACTCAACAAACAAGTTCCAGTCGTTGTCGTAAAACTCTTTAAAAGTGTCAAAGGGATTGTCTAGTTTTTTGTGTCCTAGTTCTACCTCAGCAATATAATCTAGTTTGTAGGACTCTTGTGCAGTGTATGTAAACTTCTTATACAAGTCCAAATAGTCTAACTGTGCAACACCTTGAATGTCGTATGTGGTTTGTTCTCTGCCTTGCATGTTAATTACACGACGAGAAACCAAACCAAAAGGAGAGTACATCTTTTTATGATCGTCTCCCAAAAGTCTATCAGTACGAGCAACAAGATAAGGAATGTCAAACAGAGAGGAGTTCCAACCTGTTATAACATCAGGACAGTTTTCTTTCCACCAGTCCATAAACTTAAATAACAAAGCACGTTCAGTATCACACTGAATATATTCTACATTTAGATGTTTTGTATGTACACTAGGTGTAAATGAACCTACACCAAACGTAGTAATGTCTTTTGTAAAATTGTTTTGTAAGGTAATCAGTAGAACTTCTTCAATAGGATTGTCTACTTGGGGGAAGCCATTCTCAGAACTTGTTTCGATATCTATAGAATAAATGGCAATGTTTTCAGCATTCCATTCAACAGTACCTGGATACCTTTCAGTTAGATATTGATACCCCCATTGGGTTTGTCCAAAAATAGGAAAGTTAGAAACTTCTTTATAGCGATCTACAAACTCGGATGCTTCTTTGTTAGTATCAAATAGTATAGGAGAAATCTTTTCTCCAAACATGCTTTTAAAAGGGGAGGGTTTGTCCGACTTTACATACAAAGTAGGACTAAAGTCGTGTCTTGCTATAAAACGCTTACCATTTTTAACACCACGAACATGTATTTTGTTGCCGTAGTGCTTAGCGTAAGTATAAAAGTTCATGTAGACTCCACCTCAAGTTAGAACCATATTATACACTCTTGTGGAGTGAATGTCAAGAACTATTTTGTTAAATGTCGCCTAATAGTTCGTAATTTCTTAAATGTGCTTCTGCAATTTCTTCTTTGGATTGCCCAAAGTAAGGTACACCAATATGTTCTCGGATCATAATATCCTTTACACTAACTTGTCTATCCTCTTTCGAGTCGTACACGATAAACTCTCCGAGTATTCTACCGTATTTCCCTTCTTCGTCTTTTTTAGTTCGTAGCACGGATTGGTTTCCAAGAATAGATTTGAGGAATTCCTTTGCGTACAATCCGTATTTCTTTTCGACTTTATTACGGGTTCTACTTTCCGGTGTGTCGATACCATAGAGACGAACGCGCTCATTGCGGACCCATATACCGAAGCCCAAGTCGATATCCACATCTACTGTATCTCCATCTACTACTCTAACAATGTTACAACGATACTCGTACATTATTATCCTTTGAGTAATTTTTTAGTGTCTATTTTATTATCAGGTACAACTAATCCAGAACCAAATCTAGTACTGTATTCGTTTCTTAGACCTGCTTCTGGGCTGTAAATTGAAACAATGTGTTGCGGCATAATAGGTACTTGGTTCCCTTCCGCAAAAGGTGCATAAGGAACAAGGCCGACGGCATACTCGTTAGGGTTTTCCTGCTTTGGCATCATAACCACCAACATAGGTTTATTAACTAGGATAAACTCTTTGCCTTCAACATCAATCTCTTTGATGTCACCAATAATATCTTCACCTGATACCAATTTTAAAATACGCACGTCGGCCATGTTTTACTCCTAATTATTTAACTTTGATTTCTTTTGCTTTCTTCTCTTCTGGAATAACTCTTTTGAGTGAGATTAGAAGCATACCGTCTTCAAATTTAGCACCGTCAACCACTACATCATCTGATAGTGCAAATGATCTAGTAAAGTTTCTTGCGCCGATTCCTTTGTGTACAAAATCACGCTTATCTTCTCCGCGATCCTGAACACCCTGTACAATTAGCTTGTTTCCGTTATGTGGGACGTGCTGAATATTAAACTCGTCCTTACGGAAACCTGCTGCTGCAAGTTCGATAACGAATGATTCGTCATCATTTTTTACGATGTTGTAAGGGGGATAATTGTGTGCAATGTCAGAAACATTAGCAATATTATCTAGTACCTTATCAAAGCCTACCGTGAAAGGTGCTACATCGTTTAGAAAATCAGCCATTGTGGCTGTAGTATATCGTCTTACCATTTTGCTTTCCTCCTATAAATTTAGCAAGGTTAGATTTTGAGGCCCTTTCGGCACCTCATTAATATGTATAATAGTTAGCTCAGTTTTTTCTATTTAAATGTAGATTCTCTAAACCAAATATTACACGCCCATTTAATGCCCATCCCAACAGGATCTCCTCCGTGTTTAGACCAAGGATGTCTGACAGTTCCTCCATTAAAAGTGTTTTGGAATACTACCATGCGCCCTTGTTTAGCATCAATAGTTCTTTTCAATTCAGGAAAGGTTGTTCCTCCTCCTGACATTGGTGTGTTCAAATAGCATAGTGCTGTTAATATTCGTTGACCGCCTCTCGCCTCTTGTTCAGGCATGTTTTTAAGTTCAAAAGTATCAAAATGAGGTGCATACTCTTGTGTTTGGTCGTAACTAATTACCTGCATAGCCTCACCCCATTCTAAAGGCATGCCACAAAGTGTTGAAACTCTGCGGTATACAGTGTCTACAATAGTGTCCTCACCTTTCTTAATAAAATGAAAGTTACCTGTTCTCGATGGGTGTAAACCACCATTCTCATCTGTCATGACAGTTGCACGAGTCATGTGAGGCTCAGCTAATTTAATTATATGTTCGCATTCTTTTGCAGACAGGACACTGTCTTGAAAACAAATCAAGGGGTGAATATTAATCAGCATTTATTTTTAGTATTTCTTTCCAATATTATATTTGGGAACGAGGTTCCAATCATGTTTATCTTTAAACGCTATAATTTTAATTTGACTTAAAGGAGCGTACTCTAATTCTTCTTCTTTAAGTATTTTAATAAGTCCCCATTCTTGAAGCAATCTTGCAATAGTATTCCTTCGTTGCAAGTCGTTATCAGTCATGTCAGTCTGTTTGCCATCAAGTGCAAAAAGTTCTTTAAAATGCGTAATAAAGTATCTACCTTTCTTGTGCAAAATATGACAAGATTGATATAAAACATTGTCTTTTCTAGAAGCTACACCGATGCGAGATAAAGTTTCCTTTACCTTTAAAAAGTCGTCGGGTGTATTAAGCAGTACCTCTAGAGGCTCGTAACCAGGAAAGCTAATACCAAAGAAATTATCTTTGTCAATCATTCAATTTACCTTATTAATATATTCCATAACAATGGACAAGGATATTTATAACTTTCCACCTTTAGATGTTTCTTGATACTCACGGATCTCCTGCAACTGTTCTTCTGTCAAAATACGGAGAGCCTCTTTAGCTTTATTAAAACTATACCCAAACTGCTTCTGTATTAGTTCTAAATTTTCTTCTTCACTCTTTAGCCATTTACCATAGCGTTTGCCTTTTCTTACCACTGCCTGTAAAAAATCATATTGCATTTTTTTATCTAGGTGTGGACGTGAGTTCATTTCATTCGATGCAATTACTGTATCAGGATTAAAACCTAACCCACGATTAACGATAAAAGGATTGTATTCGTTCTCAGTCCTCTCATCAATAATTAAATTCTGTTTTGTAAAGTTAATGCTGTTAACAAAGTCAAAAGGAGAAATTTTAGAGAGCTTTTCATTAAACTCTTCTTCTTTAATCTCTTCTACTGCAGAGCCAAAGCCTTCTAAAATTGCATCACTCATAATCAAACCTCTCTTCCATTTTTACAATCTCACCGTCACGAACTTTGTACAACACAACTTCACCACTTGAACGAATATATGCCCTGCCACCGTCAATCATTTTGCCGTCCACAGTTTTGTAGTCATGTCGATGAGCACTGTAATGTAGGTTACCTTCGCCATCCTCGATCATGGCAAACTCTGCACCCTCGATACGATCTGCATTGGTAATCGTCACACGATCCAGATGGTCAATGAACATACCAAAGTAGCGATTACCAAACTGAGGATGAGGAGTATCGCGATAAAAAATATCCATCGCCTGCGCTTCACCACCTAGTGCACTTGTGCAAACATACTTAACAGCTACACCGTCTTTTTTAGAATAGTGTTCTGCCATAGCATCAGTTTTAAAAATAGGTTCATGTTTTATATTCATAACTAAATCTCTCTTCCATATATTCCATATCATATTTTGAAGGATAGTGCTTTAACAGTCTACCTGCTTCTTGTCTCACTGCTCGTGGAACCCTGGGCGTCTTTTTAGGGTTCAATAGATCAATCAGAAACCGTTCAGTTCGTAATACTGCATTTGTTCTTTCAGTTGGTAATGTCATCTTTCTTTCCTTGTTCGTATCCAACTTCATAGGCGGCTCGTAGCCATTTTATCAATACATCTGATACAGGCAGTTCTTCGCTAAGGCGTTCTCGACGTGTCGAGTAGCATTCTATTTCATCTAACCATTCTTCAAATGTCAGTGCGTGGTCTTCGTAGGCTTCCTCAAGAGCAGATACCATGTAAGAAACATCTTCAGGTTTCAACTTACCACCATTGACCACATGATGATAAAAACGCCTTGCTTGTGCTAGTATGTCTTGGTTCACCACTCGATCTCCATCCAATCAGTATCTTCAGGCATCAACTCAACTTTGTCACCATGACGTTCTTGCAGTTGTGCCCAGATATGAGCATTGTTCATACGAAGAGTATAGTTATGCATACCGCATTCATAGCAACTGCCAGTTGAACCATAGAACTTCCAAGTGGTGCTACCCTTCTCTACTCTTGTGATGCCGCTATTCATGCGCCAACTATCGCCGTCAAGATATCCACCTGACCAGCCAGCAAGCACACGATAGTGCGGATCATCACCTTTGATTTTGATAACTACCCAATTATCAGGGAAATAGTTTTGCTCACTCATTGTCACACTTCTTCCGTAAAGTATATCCATGGTATTCATCCCAATCTTCACATATTAAGGTTTCTTCCCAAATTAACTCATCACCTTCGCCCCAACCCACTTGCACTAATAGTTCATCAGGAATAGGTAGAATTAGTTCTCC